GGTCGTTCGTTCGCGCAGAATTTTTCTAGCGTGAATTTTTTGGGGCTCTTATCAGGCAGCTAGCAGGAACGGAAGGCACACGGACCCCAAAGGCATAACCGCCGCTCATAAGCTTATGGGTTAAACTGTTATAAGAACAGTTTAGTTAATTTTGCTGATCACATATACGGAACTGGCAGTGATAAAGGGATGTAGCCAAGCGGCAGTAAGTCAAGCTGTCAAGAGAGGCAGGATTTCTGATGCAGTGGTTGAAAAAGATGGCAGGCGTTGGCTGGACCGTGATCTTGCGATTGAATTATGGGATAAAAATACCATAAGAAACAATAATGCAAAGGTTCGGCAAGCCGATCCGATCCCTGCAAGCCCTAAAGAGCTAAAAAAAGCAATCGATGGTTTGCCTGATGATGCTATCCCTGAATTAAACCAAAGCCGAGCAAGACGGGAGCATTATTTAGCAGAACTGGCAAAACTACAAGTGGCTCAACAACGTGGCGAGCTGATAGCAGTAGATGAAATTAAAAAAGAAGCCTTTAAGATTGGTCGTTCTGTTCGGGAAGGTCTTTCAAATTTAGCAGATCGCTTAAGTCATCAGCTAGCGGGCGAAACGGATCCCGTGATAATTCATAAGCTGTTGAGTGATGAACACCGCGCCGCCTTGGTTGAACTTGCTGGGGGTGAAAAATGAACGCATGGGCAAATGGTTTCATGGATGGTTTGCGGCCTGAAGCTGAGCTAACGGTTAGCGAATGGGCTGATTCTTATCGAATGTTGAGCAGCAAGGCAAGTGCAGAACCCGGCCCATGGAGAACCAGCCGAACGCCTTACCTTCAAGAGCCAATGGATTGCTTAAGCAGTAGTTCAACTGTGCAGCGTGTCGTCATGATGTTTGCAGCGCAGACAGGCAAAACAGAGGCAGGCAGCAACTGGCTGGGGTATGTGATTGATCATGCGCCAGGCCCAATGCTTTGCGTTCAGCCAACAGTTGAAATGGCAAAACGTCTTTCAAAGCAACGGCTTGAAAGCATGATTCTTGAAACGCCGTGCCTGACTGAAAAGATTGCCCCGGCCCGAAGTAGGGACAGCGGCAACACGATGTTCAGCAAAGAATTTCCCGGTGGGATGATGCTGCTGACTGGCGCCAATTCTGCAACGGGCTTGAGATCTGCGCCGTGCCGTTACATTTTTGCGGATGAAATTGATGCGTTTCCTGCTGATGTAGATGGCGAAGGTGATCCGGTGAGTTTGGCTGAGAAAAGGGCGACGACGTTTGCAAGGCGAAAGATTTTATTAACGAGCACACCAACCATTAAGGACCACAGCCGCATTGAATCTGAGTATCTGAGAAGCGATCAGCGCAAATTTTTTGTGCCATGTCCAAGTTGTGGTTACATGCAGTTTCTTCAATGGGGGCAAATCAAGTGGCAAGACAATGATCCAAGCACTGCAAAATATGAATGCATAAAATGTGGCGATCAGTTTGCGGATATGCATAAGCCGTCCATGTTACGTTCTGGCGAATGGCGGGCCACCGCTACTGGTGACGATAAAACAAGAGGTTATCAACTGAGCGGCCTTTACAGTCCATTGGGTTGGTTTTCCTGGGCGGACATGGTTGATGAATTTTTGCGCGTTAAAAGCGATGCGCCAGCCTTAAAAACTTGGGTTAATACTCGATGTGCTGAAACATGGGAAGAAGATTACGCAAGCAAGGTTAGCGCAGATGGACTGCAGGAACGATGCGAAAATTACAAGATGGGATTACTGCCAGAGGATAGCTTGGCGTTGACATTTGGGATTGATGTTCAGGATAATAGACTTGCAATTAGTGGCTGGGCATGGGGCAGGGATGAGGAAGGCTGGTTGATTTATCATCAGGAAATTTATGGTGATCCAAGCCGAGCTGATTTGTGGAAACAAGTTGACGAGGCAGTTTTAAGAGAATGGGAACATGCAAGCGGTAGAACTATGCGCCCTGATGTTGTGGCGATCGACTCTGGCGGCCACTTCACTGCCGAGGTTTATCAATTTGCGCGAGAACGCGCCAAACATTCTGTAATTGCTGTCAAGGGTGCGAGTGCAAGGAATAAACCGATCATTGGCAAAGGCAGCAAGGTTGATATCAATAGCAAGGGGAAGATGCTGAAGCGTGGCGCCATGGTTTATAGCGTGGGAACAGATACAGCAAAAACAACATTGTTTGCAAGGTTGAAGCATAATGAAGCGGGTGAAGGATATCTGCATTTCCCGACAGAGGTTGGCGAGGAATACTTCAAACAGCTAACAGCAGAGAAGCAAGTCTTAAAGCACAACCGTGGCGGATTTCCAGTCAGAGAATGGGTCAAAAAACCAAACGCAAGAAATGAAGCCTTGGATACTTTGGTTTATGCATTTGCGGGGCTGCATCATTTGTATCAGCGACGTGATCGCCGCACTATTTGGGATCAGCTTGAAAAAAGGCTTGAAGAACCGCTAGGATATAAAAAGGCAGCGGCGAAGCCTGCGCCTAGTTCGTCATTCGTCAACAACTGGTGATCAAGCACCCTGCTGAAATCAGAATTGGCGACACAGTGATTTTTGATGTGCCGTCGTTTGCCAATAGCATTGGGACCACGGTTGATAACAGCTTCACGCTCACTTGGTATGGCCGCACAAATACTGCAGAAAAGGGCGCAGCGGTAACGGGCACCAATGAAGGTGACGGCTGGCGGATCACAATTCCATCTAGCACTACGAGTGATTGGGTTGCTGGCAACTGGTTTTTTCAGCTAGTTGCTGTCAGCGGCTCGACTGAATACCTTGCGGGCGAAGGTCAGTTCAAAGCCATTGCAAGCCTGGCGTATTCTGGAACACCTGGCGCATTTGATGGCCGCAGCCGCGCTCAAATTGATCTGGATCAGGTTCAGACGGCAATTCGCACGATTTTAGATGGCGGCGCCGTCAAATCCTATTCGATCGCCGGACGAAATTTGCAAAAATATGAGCTTTCTGATTTACTGGCGCTTGAGACTAAACTAAAGGCAGAAGTCAAGCGAGAGCAGACCGCGGACCTGATCCGCAATGGTCAAGGCAATCCACACAACCTGTTTGTTCGTTTCTGATGGGCGTTCGTTCTGCTTTTCGTGAATTGTTCCGACGTGAACAGCCGCGTCGTCGTCGTTCTTATTCCGGTGCGCGTGTCAATCGCTTGACCGCAGATTGGGTTACAAGCTCGACAAGTGCAGATTCAGAAATTAAGTCAAGTATCAAAATGTTGCGCAACCGTGCGCGGCAGCTTGTGCGAGACAATGATTATGCACGGCAGGCGTTACGAAGCATTACAAACAACGTAATTGGTCACGGCATCAAGCATCAAGGCCAAGTAAGGATGCAGCGCGGCGGGAAACTAGATGAAATGATAAATGCTCAAATTCATGCGGCTTGGATGCACTGGGGGCACAAAAGCCGGTGTGATGTCAGCGGGCTACTTGGGTTTCATGATATTGAGCGCTTGGTATGTCGCAGCCTTGCTGAATCCGGGGAAGTTTTTATTAGAATTATTCGCAGAGGATTTGGCGATTCTCGCATCCCGTTCGCCCTGCAAATTTTAGAAGCTGATTATTTAATTGATGATGACGTGCCGACAAGCACAACAAGTAGAAGTGTGCGGATGGGTATTGAAATTGATGAATACTTGAGGCCGCAGGCTTATCACTTCTATGCCAATCATCCTGGCGATGTATATGCTGGCAATCCACATAGAACAGCGCGAAGAGTAAGAGTCCCGGCAGAGGATGTTATTCATCTTTACATTCCAGAAAGACCCGGCCAAACCCGCGGGGTCAGTTGGTTTAGTTCTGCTTTGCAGCGGTTGCACATGCTGCAGGGATATGAAGAGGCCGAAGTTGTCAGGGCAAGGGCCAGCAGCGCATTGATGGGATTTATCACAAGCCCTGAAGGTGAATTGATTGGTGATGATGTCGTTGATGGTGAGCGCGTCTCACAATTTGAGCCTGGGGTGTTTAAGTATTTAGATCCCGGCCAAAGTGTGACGATCCCTGACATGAATGCGCCAGATGGCCAGCTTGAGCCGTTTACTAGATCAATGCTGCGAGCCGCAGCCGCTGGCGTTGGCGTTTCGTTCGAGTCAATGTCAAAGAATTTCAGCGAGAGCAATTACAGCAGCAGCAGATTGAGCCTTTTAGAAGAACGTGACAGCTATAGAGTTTTGCAAAGATTCTTCATTGAAAACTTCCATCAGATCATATTTGAAAAATGGTTGGACATGGCGGTTCTTAGTGGTGAATTGAATTTGCCAGGCTATGAAACAAACCCGGAAAGATATCGCGCTAGCAAATGGGTCCCGCGTAGTTGGGAATGGGTAGACCCGCAAAAAGAAGTCGCAGCATATAAAACTGCGGTGCGATGCGGTTTCAAAACCTTGGCGCAGGTTATTTCTGAACAAGGTGGCGATATCGATGACGTTTTGTTGATGCGTCAAACTGAATTGGCGATGCTTGATGAAATGGACATCGTGACAGATACTGATCCAAGTGAGGTTAATGCTGGCGGGGGATCCCAGCCGTTTATGGGAATTGGCGCTGAGCCTGCATTCCCTGACACTGAATTGCCAATTGAGGAGGAAAACGATGGCGACAATTAACGGTATTGAAATTGACCTGATGCCAACTGAAGGCATGAGGGAAGAGGCTGAGCGTTATCGCAAGTGGAAAGCTGATGGCGAAGCTGGCGGCACTGAAGTCGCGGCACGCCGCGCAACTCAAATTCTTAGCGGTGATGAAATAAGCGCAGATGTTGTAATTGCCATGTCCGCATGGTTTGCACGTCATGAAGTTGACAAGCAAGGCGAAGGCTTCACGCCAGATGAAGATGGCTATCCATCACCAGGGCGAGTTGCATGGGCAGCATGGGGCGGTGATCCTGGCCAGTCTTGGTCAACGGCAAAAGCAGATAGAATTAAGGAGATTCGTGACAGAAGCATGTCCATTGATCGCGCTGAACCCGATGAACTAAGCGTTGGTGATTTTGTTGAATGGCAATCTGGCGGCGGAATGGCAAAAGGCAAAATTGACCGCATTGAACGCGATGGCATCATCAATGTCCCTGATTCTGAATTTGAAATCAATGGTGATGCGGACAATCCGGCGGCGCTCATCACTGTTTATCGTGAAGGTGGCGAAGGCTGGGATGCAACAGATATGCAAGTTGGCCATCGATTCTCAGCGTTGACCAAGATTGAAAATCTACGCAGTTTCACCGGCAAGTATCAACGTGCCGAGATGACTACGTTTGATGAGATAGAAGACCGCACTTATGAGTTTCCGTTTTCTTCAGAGTTTCCCGTTGATCGATATTTTGGCAAAGAAACTTTAAGCCATGATCCTGATTCCGCTGATTTGTCACGATTGAATGACGGCGCTCCGCTGTTGTTCAATCACAATGCCGATCGTGTGATTGGTGTTGTTGAGCGTGCATACATCGACGACAAAAAACGTCGTGGCTATGCGCGTGTGCGGTTCAGCCGCAATCCTTTCGCGCAAGAAATCTTGCGCGATGTGAAAGATGGCGTTCTTAGAAATGTCTCTTTCGGTTATTCCATCGATAAGATGGAAGAACGTGAAGTTGGCAATTTTGTTGCCACTTCATGGTCTCCTTATGAGGTTAGTGTTGTTTCCGTCCCGGCTGATCCTGGGGTTGGAATTGGCAGAACCTTGCAAGAGACCAATAATGTTCAAGCTGCCTCGGCAGCGCCCTCACCTTGTATTCCTAAAATGGAACTTACTGCACCTGATCTAGAGGTGGTGCGTGCCGAGGCCATTGAGGCTGAGCGCGTTCGCATCGCTGAAGTTTCTGCGCTGTGCTCTAAGCACGGTATGCAAGAACTTGGCCAACAGCTTGTGGAATCTGGTCATTCAATTGACTTCGCCCGCGCTGCTGTGCTGGACAAACTCAACATCAAAGAGGAACCCGTCACCATGCAATCCACTGAAATCGGCTTGACCGAGAAAGAAAGCCGCAGCTTCTCTTTCTTGCGTGCCATCAACTACCTGGCCAACCCAACTGATCGCGCAGCCCGTGAAGCTGCTGCGTTTGAGATTGAAGCATCTGATGCTGCTGCTGCCAAACTTGGCCGCGCTTCCCGTGGCATCACCATCCCAATGGATGTGTTAACTCGTGATCTCAACGTTGGCACTGCAACTGCAGGCGGCAATCTGGTTGAAACTCAACTTGACTCCGCCAACTTCATTGATCTGCTGCGGAATGCTTCTGCACTGGATCAAGCAGGCGCAACTGTGCTGACTGGCCTGGTCGGCAACGTCAACATCCCCCGTCAATCTGGCGCGGCCACTGCTTATTGGGTGGCTGAGTCTGGCGCACCAACTGAATCTCAGCAAACCGTTGATCAAGTCAGCCTGACTCCTAAAACTTGTGGGGCTTTCACTGATTACAGCCGCAAGCTGATGATCCAGTCCTCCATTGATGTGGAGAATATGGTGCGCAATGATCTGGCCCGTGTGCTGGCTCTGGAGATTGACCGCGTTGGTTTGTATGGCTCTGGTTCTTCCAATCAACCGCTTGGTCTCAAGTTGACTTCTGGCGTTCTGACTGAAGATTTTGCCGCTGACACCCCAACTTTCACTGAGGTGGTGGCGCTTGAATCTGATGTGACCGGGGCAAATGCTCTGATGGGCAACCCTGTTTATCTGATGAACGCCGCAATGCGCGGAAGCCTAAAGACAAAGGCTAAGGACGCCGGTTCTGGTCTGTTTGTCATGGAAGGCGATCTGGTCAACGGTTATCAAGGCGTTCTGTCTAATCAGGTGGCCTCTGGTGATCTCTGGTTCGGTAACTTTGCTGATCTCATCATCGGCTATTTCTCCGGCCTTGACATCATGGTTGATCCTTACACTGGCAGCACTTCTGGCACCGTTCGCGTTGTTGCTCTGCAAGATGTTGACATTGCCGTTCGTCATCCTGAGTCCTTCTCACGCGGTAACAACACCCTCTGATCATGCTGATTGAGATCCGCAAGCAAACCACGCTGGCGGGCTTGGTCGTTAGAGTTGGGGAAGTCCATGAGGCTTCCCTTTCTGACGCCAATTTGCTCATCGGCAACGGTCAAGCTGTTGAAGCACAGCCTTTAGTTTGTCCTCCCAAACTCAAACCCAAACGTCAAAGGAAACCCAACAATGACAATCCACAATCTGGGAACAAAAACAACAGTGTTGAGCCTTCTGGCCAATGATGTTGTCACAGCAACCGGCACTGGATCTGCTGTTGATCTTGTCGATTATGAAGGCGACATCGCCTGCATTCTTGACGCTGAAGCCGGTGGCGCCGGTATCACTTACGCTGTCAAATTGACAGAATCTGATACCTCTGGCGGTTCTTACACTGATGTAACTGACGGTGCATTCACTACAACAACGGCAAACACTGCCCTGGTTGAAAAAATCACTGTTAATTCAGACAAACTGAAGCAGTTCATCAAGGTAAGCGTTACCGTGGCTGGTGGCACTGGCGCTGGCGCTGTTAGCGTTGTTGCACTTGGCTCTAAGAAGTACGGCTGATTATGGCTATCACCGAGGATCTTGATATTTTCTTGGCCGATTTTGGCGTTACCTGCACGGCTGGCGCTGTAACGGCTAAGGGGATTCTTGATATGCCTGGTGAAGTAGTGGCTGGGGGAATGGTCCTGTCTACGGACTATTCCCTCACTGCTCGATATGCCAATTTTGGAACACTTGCGCGGGGTGATTCGATCACTGTTGATGGTGACGCTTACACTGTGCGTGAGAACCGCCGTATTGGTGACGGCAAATTCATTGAAATCGCGCTGCAGTTGTCATGACTACCATTATCGGCGGCAATGCTGATCGACCAAGTAACATCCACACGTTCGCCACAATTACTAACACGGGGGCATCACCTTCTATTGAAATTGATGGCAGCCGGATTACGACATTTGAAAAAATTATTGGTGGGCAGATTACATATCAATTTCAAGGATCGCATAACGGCACGGATTGGGCAGCATTAGACGACGCAAAAACAAAAGACATCGGCAACCATATTCACGTTTACAACGGTTATTTGCTGCGTTATGTAAGAGTAAATGTAACTGCTAGCGCCGCTGATCGTAGCATCACCTTAAGTGTCTGTTGTGATTCATGACTAGCAAACGCGAATCAATCCTTGCTGATATTGCTTCAAGCCTTGCCGGTACGGCGCAGGTTGGCAGCCGGATCTATCGCAGCAGGGTTGAACCTTTAGCGCGTGGCGAAAGCCCTGCCATTGTTGTTGAACCCACTGGCGATAGTGCAGAATATAGTTTACGGCTTGATCGTTTGGATTGGAGCCTAACAGTTAGGATTGCAATTATTGTAAGGTCTGCCGTGCCTGATCAAGCTGCTGATCCAATCGTAGAAGATGTTCACAGCAAAATCATGAATGACATCACGGCTGGAGGCTATGCGATAGATGTCGAGCCAAGATCAGTAAGTTTTGAGCTTGTGGAAGCTGATCAGCCAGCCGGTGTGATTTCGCTTGAATACTTGGTGCGCTACAGAACAACCCTTAACGATCTTGCAACTGGCTGATCTTGCTAGCATTGGGGGAGAACTTCTGATGGCAGATCATGCCTTTGCTATCTCGTAAGCGGCTGATTCTGGCCGAAACTGAGTCAACCTACGGCACAGACCCAACACCAACTGAAGCGAGCAACGCTATTTTGGTGCGGAATGTAGAAGTGACACCCTTGGAAGTTGACACCGTTAATCGTGAACTGATCCGGCCTTTCCTTGGTCAAGCTGATCAATTGCTGGCGCAACAGCGCGTTTTGATCAATTTTGAAGTTGAACTCGCCGGGTCAGGGACTGCAGGAATCGCGCCAGCCTATGGTCCATTGTTGGAAGCGTGCCGCTGCACAGAAACAGTTGTAGCAGACACAAGCGTTACCTATGCCCCAAACAGCGATCCAGCGCCAAGTTCAGTAACGATTTACTTTAACAATGACGGCGTTTTGCACAAAGCAACGGGTTGCCGTGGCACCTTTTCAATGAGCTGCGAAGTTGGGCAAATTCCTTTCATTTCGTTTGAAATGACCGGGATTTACAACGCTCCTAGTGATGTTGCGATTAGTGGCCCAACTTATGCCAACCAAGCGACACCGCTTGTGTTCAAGAATGGCAACACTTCCAGCTTCCAAGTGTTCAGCTATGCCGGGGCGTTGCAATCTTTGAATTTTGAAGTCTCTAATGAAGTGATTTATCGTGAGTTGGTTGGGGGCAGCAAATCAATTGATATTGTGAACCGTGAACCATCAGGCGAATGCGTGGTTGAAGCACCAACAATTGCAACCCATGATTTCTTTGCTGATGCAACCGGCAGCAGCACTGGGAATTTGACTTTCCAACATGGCAGCACTGGTGGCAATATCGTCACCTTCACGGCTGGGCAGATTGACTTGGGTGGGCCTTCTTACTCGGATGCTGACGGGATCCAGATGATTTCCTTGCCATACGTTGCAACCCCGACAAGCGCAGGCAATAATGAGTTCAGCCTAGCCTTCACCTAATGGCATTTGTCCTTAAGGATTCTGATTCGTTCTCTTGGCCGATTATTTACCGCCAGCCGGTTTCTGGTGGGCGAAAAGAGCGCCAAGAGTTTGAGGCAGAATTTAAGCGGCTTCCACAATCTCGGATTTCTGAGATTCAAGAACAAGTTCAGGCAAAGGTTGATAAAACAAATCAAGATATTGAAATTTCTGATGTGTCAATTGCTGATGAAATTCTTGTTGGTTGGAGTTCAATTATTGATGTTGATGGCGAAGAAATACCATTTAGCAAGACAACAAAGGCGCAGTTACTTGAACTGCCATTGATGGCATCGTGCCTAATTGAGGCTTATTTTTCATCGCTTGTGGAAGAAAAAAGAAAAAACTAATTGGCGCCGCCGACTATTGGGTTGGTGGCGTTGAAATTGATGACACAGAAAAAGACGCACAAGCATTTGGGATTGAAGCTCCAGAGCCGGTAAAACCTAAGGATTTTGAAGTTATCCCGGCGGCTTGGCCCGCTGTAAATATGTTTTTAAGACTGCAGACACAATGGAGGGCCACAAGTGGGGCGTTGATGGGGCTTGATTATGTGGCCGCTGAATGGCTGTTCAACCTATATCAAGTCGAAAACCCTGCCGACCTACTAGAAGACTTGCAAACAATGGAAGGTAGAATAGTGGAGACACTGAACAGTCGGAAGGGCAGCTGATATGGCGCTTGATATGACGACTGCGCTAACCATCAAGGCAAACGTTGTTGGTCAGTCATCAATTACAGGGTTGTCTAACGGGCTCACGAAACTGGATGGGTCTGTTAATAGAACGTCGGGCGCGTTTGGTCGTTTAAGAAATTCTGCATCTGGCGCGATTGGCGCATTGCGCGGCATTTTGCCTGTTATTGGCGTTGCTGGGATTGCTGCGTTTGCAAAATCAAATTTAGACGCGGCTGATGCAATGAGCAAAATGTCAGCCAGAACAGGCGTTAGTGTTCCAGCCCTAGACAGGTTCAGGAAAGTTGCGGAATTAAGCGATACAAGTATTGATTCACTTGGCAGAGCATTTCCAGCATTATCAGCCAATATGGACACAGCGGTTGAAAAAGCGAAAGGCCCTGCGTTTGAAGCGTTTGCAAGATTAGGGATTACAGTAAAAGATCTCAATGGGCAGTTGCTGCCAGCGGATGCAGTCATGCTGCAAGTGGCGGATAGGTTCGCAGAGATGGCCGATGGTTCGGAAAAGGCCGCATTGGCGGGTGATTTATTTGGGACAAAACTAGGTTCTGAACTTATCCCATTGCTGAATAGCGGTGGCGATGCTGTCAGAGGCATGAGCACTGCCATGACAACTGAATTTGCTGATAGTGCTGCTGCATTTAATGATCGACTGGAAACTATACAAGAAAAATTCGGTGACTTAGGCATAAGATTGGCAGAAGCCTTTTTACCCGTACTGGAGGGGTTGGTTGATGTTGTTGACAAGATAATTGCAAAATTTGAAACGTTGCCAACCAGTGTTCAAACTTTTATTGCTGGTTTTGTTGGGGTTGCTGCACTTGCCCTTGTTTTTGCGCCAATCATTTCAGCCTTAACCGCCCTAGGCCCTTTATTCGCCGCGGCTGGCGCGGCGGTCAGCGCATTGGCCCCAATTATTGGTGGGGTAGTTAGTGCATTGACTGGCGGAGGTGGGCTATTGGCAGCGCTTGCCGCGGTGTTTACTGGCCCTGTTGGATGGGCTGTCTTGCTTGTCGGCGCTGGCGCTGCGCTGTTTGCTTTTAAAGATCAGATTGGCGCTTTTTTAACTGGTCTTCCCGATCTGTTTGGCTCTATTTTCACAGAGGTTGGCGTAATAATTAACGATGCTTGGAAGGGGCTGCAGCTAATTTTGACTGAGCCGATTCAAAGAGCGTATGAGTTCATTGATCAAAATATCTTGTCACCACTTGGGGAATTATTCAACAAATATGTTGAATTCTACAAGAAAGCATGGGGGGCAATTTATGATATTTTAATCAAGCCGGTTGCTGAGGCGATTGAATTTATTGATGAAAAAGTTCTGCAGCCATTGATCAAGATAGCGGGAAACGTTTTGTCAAATTTGGATAAAATTTGGCAATCATTAGAGGATATTTTATTTGATCCGGTTGGGAAAGCTTATGAAGCGATTGTAAGCAATGTTCTGACGCCAATTGTTTCAACAGTTGGAACTGCTGTAAGTGGAATTTTACAGGCATGGAATGCGCTGGGGTCAGGACTAGCAAAGCCGATCCAAACCGTAGTGGGAATTATTAAGGGGTTGTTGAATAGCATTTTAGGCTTTTTTGAAAGAACCGTTAATAGCGTTATTGAAGGGATCAACAGGCTAATTAGTGCAGCGAACAACATTTCAAGGAAAGTTGGCGGGCCGATTTTTGGCCTCATTAGCTCAGTTTCATTGCCACGATTTGCAGATGGCGGGGTTGTCAATAAGCCCACCGTCGCAATGGTTGGGGAAGGTGGAGAGCCTGAATATATTGTGCCACAATCAAAAGCCGGGGGCTTTGTTCAGAATTGGATGGCGGGCAAAAGAGGGATTTCAGCAATTCCTGGCTTTGCTGATGGCGGTTTTGTCGGACCTGGCGCTGTTGCGCCAACAGTTCAAATCACAACGGGGCCAGTTATTCAGCAAGACGGCCAAACATTTGTAACAGTTGCTGATCTTGAAAATGCGCTGACAACGTTCGGATCAAACATGATAAAATCTCAAAGAGCATACGGCGCCAGGCGCTACCTAGGGATTTGACATGTTAATAGCAAGAGCACAATTTATCCGGATGTTTTTTGGCACGACAGACATTAGAAGATGGCAAAATTACAGCATCGGGAATAGCATTACAAAATCCGCAGGGGATACGAAAAAGTATTTATTCATGCCTTTTGATTTGCCAAGTGGATCTGAAACAGCGCTTGTTAGCATTAGTTCATTGGCGCTCACATTGCCTGCAACGCCTGATAACACGTTTGTTTTTTCTTATGCTTTAGAGAAGGGTTATCTTTGCGAGATCGCAACGTATGAATTCAATGCAGACCTTGGGGACGCCATCACAACAACATTGCCGGTTTCCAAAAGGCTTGTTTCCACTTATACTGGTCAAGTCGAGACAGTGGAATCAAATTTAAATGTATTAACAATTCAAATAGGAACAACACAAATGGCAACTGAAAATACAATCCCACCTAGAGTTTACAACAACTTTTTGATTGGTGTCCCATACGCGCCATGACAAGCATTCCGCTTTCGTATTTATCTGCGACTGTTTCCGCTGGTGAAAGCCGAACCCCGGCAGATGCAAGCGGATCGCTACAAGTGCCTCAAACAGCAGCAAGGCTTGGAGAACCTATCCCGATTGTTTTTTGTCGTCGGGTCAATTCAAATGGCGGCGTTTTTGCCGCACCAAAAGCGACCGAGGCAAGGTTTGACGGCACGGAGAACGTCGCTGTCGATCTTTTTGGTGATGGCTCCGTCATCCGTTATCGTGACCAATTAGTTTGTAAATATATTTTAGTATTAAGTGAAGGTGAATTGCCGACGATAGAGATTAGAGATGTTTTCCTTGGTGCTTGTCGTGAAGGCACTTGGAATCAAAGCTACAACAGAAGACCGCAAAGCTGGGTGCCAGGTGTCTATGGCGACATTGTGGCCCAATTGCCGGAGCAATGTGGCACAAGCGGTAGCTATCAAGGGCTAACAACATTAGCCGTCGAAGTAACTCCTGACAAGGCTGAGGATTGGAGTAGACAAGCGCATGTATTTGTTCGCGAGGGGATGAAGGTAACTAGGTTGCTTGACGCAACGCTTGGGCCAAGTAATAACTTTGTTGATCTTGTTTTATATTTGATGGAGCAATCCAAAGAAATACCAAGTTCGCTAATTGATACGGCACAGATGACAATTGCCGCAAATTTTACAGATGCTAATGGCTTGCATTTTAATGGCGAAGTAAAAGAAGCTGCAAACCTACTTGATTGGATACAAGAAACGGCGGCGGGATTTTTATTAAAACTTGTGCGAAAAAACGGTAAATTTGGGCTGCGTCCTCGCGCAAATTATGACTCCAGCTATTTGATTGATTCCAGCACTGTGAATTGGTTGTATACATTCACAGAAAAACATATTACTCAAGGCGGGATTTCAATTCAATATGTTTCCGCGGAAGGAAGAAAGCCAGTCAATTATGAGGTGTTATGGCGTCAACAGCCCGAAGGTGAAATTGGATATGTCCGGTCTACAGTCGTTAGGGTGAAGAATGCAACTGGACAGATCCAAACTATTGACCTTTCAGCATTTTGCACCAGTGAAGCACACGCTGTAAAAATTGCCGCTTATTATGTTGCCTTAAGAAAATATGTGACACACTACGCGACTATTACTCTTCGTCCTGGTGATTATTCAGTGCATTTGATTGTTGGCGATATTGTCAGATTAAAATTAAGAAATGAAACAAAAATTGGTCAGAGCCTGTCCCATGATTTCTTATATGAAATTCAGTCAATTGAAGGCATCGCGGATGGGACAACAGTTTTAACTTTGATGCATTATCCGATCAATGTATTGGGGCGATCTATCTTAACGCGGGCTGTTGAATTAGCGACTGCGCCGGGCTCAGTTTATTCAACAATCCGCACTTCAGAGGATTGCGACGCTAATTCAAGCACTGACAACACAGGGCTAGGAGACTTGGGCGTTGATTTTGAGGATTTGTTATTAGATGAAGATTTTGAAGTTTTTGAAGAGGACGAACTTTTGGAGGAAGTTGAGCCTGAACTGCTTGATTTGGAAGAAATAGACGATGGCAATGAAAACGTTGATGATGGTTCGGCTGATCCTGAATTTGACCCAATTATTCCAGATCCGCCAAATACACCATGGGAAGGTCCATTGCCAATCAATGATGATGGCTTTGAAGTGAACATTGATGATTTAATTATTCCAGATGGTGACGTTATTGACATTGGGGACATTGATGAATTGGACTTTGACCCTGAAAGCAGAGAGCCATTAAACAACCCACCTGGCCCCGAAGGACCATTCCCAAATCAACGTGAGTCTGAATTTTATCCGGACAATGTTGATCCGCAAGCTGTTGTGGATGATTTGCAACCCGGAGATGAAGCCCCTGGCGGGGATAGCACTGGATTGGACCGCGAAGGTGATCCAATTCCGCTGCATGAGCTAGACGAGGATGGCAACCCTACAAAAAATGAATTGCCGATATATTTGCCTTACCAATTATGGAAAAATAAACTTACCGCTTCTGGCGGAATCAAAGGGTTTAAAACAGAACTTACGAATGCGAAGAATGTATTGTTTAAATGGTATCCCGGAACAAGTATAATTTTCAACTATGAAAGGTCAGAGTTACCATACGGCAACAGCACAATAATTAAAGTCAGAAGAGTGAACGATAACAATACCGAAACAGATGTAGCGTCATCCTCTGCTATATCCAACAATTATCCTAGTGGCACTGACATTGGTTACACAGCGATGGCAGCGGATATAAACAAACAAATCAAAGTGTATATGCAGCACCCAACAGATAGCAATCAAGAGGTTTTATTTGGATCAGCCCCGGTAACAGTTAAAAGCAATGAATTGGACTATGATTTTTGCCACATTAAAATAGAAGTCACGCCGCCGGCTGGCAACCTGATATCTGATTTGCCGCCAAATTATGGCGCCGGGTTTGCAAAATCTGGCACTACCCCACAATTCCCAGACGTTCCACTGCCAGAACTACAAGGTGTTTTCCCTGAATTTGATACTGTGGATCCATCAAGCCAACAGCATAGTTTTGGGGAAGGGGTTGCAGGCACCAATGAAAATACAGATGGCATAAGAAATTACATCCTTGATGTTAGAACTGTCTCAGCAGGTTTATCACTAGCCAACAATCAATTAAACATTTTGGTCAACATATCAGCGTTTAAAATTTGCTTCCCTGAATTGCCGAATATAAAATTTGTTTTTCTCCCTAAATTTGGCAATAGTTCTTTGCTTGGGGTTAGTAATCCAGACCCAACAGCCTTATCAGTTACCACTGAGACAACTTTTATTAAAGGCGGCATTCGCAACGTAACCAGCCCCGATTACAACTATGGGATTTCATCAACAACAGACCGCCCGATAACAGCCACAAAGTCGAGCTTCTCAACAACCGATACATTCACTGTTACAAGCGTTTTACTTGATACAAGCACGGCGGATTATTATTATTACACCAATGCAACAGCTCAAACTTTTACAATAGATTTGAACACCTTTACCGTCACCAGGTCCACATGACATGGCTGATTTCCCCGCATTAACGCCATCTACAAGGGTTTTCACGTCGCCGCAAAGAGTTGTGGCGATGCATAGCAATATGCTTGGCAGCAGAACATCTATGCAAAAATCAAACGCATATATTGGGGGAAGATTGACTTTAACATTTATTGCATTAGATGATACGGATGTTTTAGAGATATTAGGACACCATAATTATCATTCAGACTTCTACAGCTTCAATTTACCTGCCAGTGTAACTGATGGTTCAACAGTTTTTCAGCCCACCAATCATGCTTGGCTTTATCTTGATTCGCCTACTATCACAAGGGCTGGCGGCTTGAATGATGTCACGGTTACACTTGATCTTGTTCCCGTTGCTATTTTCTAATGGCTGCTTTCCCTACTATTTATCCTGAATCGGTTTCGCTAGCAGCCGGGAAAATGAATACTGAGCGAATTGTTACACAGTCAGGGACACTTTCTGTTTTCAGAAGAGGGTTGGGGAAGCGTGACGTGATATTTAATTTGACCTATACCAATCTGCAATCCGCTGATATCAACTTAATAAGGCAACATTTTCTGGATCATTATGATATGAACGTTTCATTTACGGTGCCAAGGGAAATCTTAAGCGGAACGGGGGTGGTTTCAACCACTGCTGAGTTTTACTATGACGCCGCAATTGAAGAGACACAAAAAGGATTGTTTTCTGATCTGACTGTTGCATTGCGAGCTTTTGACAGCGAAAATGTAATTATCAACATTGATGGAGGCACAAGCGCGGCAAGAACTGAGGCAACAATTACAAAAAACAAAGCGGATTTGAGCACTTATTTATTTTCAGGCACTGACCCGTTTCTTTTAGATGGCGATGATGCCGCGCCAGCTATTGCAGCGAGTGTTATTCTGGAGGGAGGTAGAGCAACCCAATGACCGGAACAACTGTCAGGGCAACAATTAAAAACCGCGCTGACACTGCGGCAGCATTTGCGGCATCCAACCCAATCCTAGCGCTTGGCGAGATTGGCGTCGAAAGCGATACCTTAGAGTTCAAAATTGGTGATGGGGTCACAGCCTGGTCAAACCTTACTAACCCGTATCAAACAACGGGCAACGCAGATTTCACGCAAAATGTATATTTAAACAACGCAAACATTGTATTTGAAGGCGCAACCGCTGATGACTTTGAGACTACTTTAACTGTTGTTGATCCTACGGCTGACAGAACAATTACACTGCCGGATATTACGGGCACTGTTATCACCACTGGCGACACTGGGACAGTGACTAGCACGATGATTGTTGATGGGGCAATTGTTGACGCTGATGTAAATGCGAGTGCTGCCATCGTAGGCACAAAGATTGATCCAGATTTTGGCAGTCAGACGATTGAAACGACAGGTGATTTAGTAATTAATACAAACACGTTATTTGTAGACAGTTCTGCAAACAACGTTGGGATTGGCACTACGAGTCCTACATTCTCTAACGGCTCTGGTCTTGAAGTCCAACGAGACGGAGTTTCTACTTTAAGAATTGAAGACTCATCTGGTCTTGGAGCTGTTCTTGAAATTTTTGCAGACGATGGCTCTAGATCTGCAATTTATGATTCACGCGGCAACTCATCTAATCACGGTCACGAATTTAGAGTAAACGGATCACCACAAGTTAATATCGACAGCTCGGGCAGGCTGTTAGTTGGAACGGCTACTGCGTCTGTTGATACTCGCCTGCTTTTGCAAGGTACATCAAGTAATTCCTCTGCTGGAGCATACATACACCTACAACGAGGCAATCTTCCAACTACTGCAGGAGCTCCAACCGGACGTCTTATCTTTGCTGATAACTCTTCTAATGCAGGTGCTTGGATTGATTCAGCGAGTGATGGAGCTTGGACATCAGGCACCAGTTACCCTGGCCGCCTAGTGTTCTCCACTACTGCTGATGGTGCGTCTTCTCCGACGGAGCGGATGAGGATTACGGAAAATGGGACCATTTACTTTCACCAGTATAATGGCAATCCCCCGTCAACTACAACTTTTGGTATTGCTTTTAATCGGGCAGCGTCTGGCTCTACCAACCCAGGCCGTGTTGAATGCTACAGGAACGTAGATGGAACTGGAGTTGCACAACAATTTGGAGGTAATGCTGGGCAGGTCTACATAAAAGGGGATGGCGATTTAGAAAATACAAACAACTCCTACGCAGGCATTTCCGATATTAAGCTGAAAGAGAACATTGTCTACGCCAACTCTCAATGGAATGATCTAAAAGCTCTCCAAGTTCGTAACTACAACTTCAAGGCCGAAACTGGCTACAACACTCATACGCAAATTGGTCTTATCGCTCAGGAGGTCGAGCTTGTTTCCCCAGGCTTGATCGGTGAGTCCATTGATGAAGAGACCGGAGAGTCCACCAAGTCCGTAAACTACTCCGTGCTTTATATGAAGGCAGTCAAAGCGCTGCAGGAAGCAATGGAGCGCATCGAAGTTCTAGAACAGCGTCTCACGGATGCTGGCATTGCCTAGTAGTCCTACTCACTACTTGCTCGGTACTTGCTCGGTACTTGATCGGTGAGTAGTCACCTTCACTAACGGTATTCCGCCCTGTGTCACCGCAGGGCTTTTCTATTACACTGTCAACTGAGCCTCATCTCATCATGTCAACCACCTTCACCTGGGCCATCGCTAACCTTGAACGCGAGACCAGCGACGGCTACGTTTTCACCGCTCATTACACCATCTCCGCTAACGACGGCACCTATTCCGCTGGTGCATACGGCAGCGTTGGTTTTGAGCGTCCCGAAAACCTGATCCCTTTTGATGACCTGACTGAAGAAGTCGTTATTGACTGGGTGAAAGAAGCAATTGGCGGCGACGAAAAAGTTGCTGAAATCGAAGCCGCACTGCAGGCACAACTTGATGAAAAGCACGCACCAAGCAAAGCATCTGGCCTTCCGTGGTCTAATGCAGGCTGATGGCAGCTAAATCT